ATGAAATCATCTTCAATCTTAGCTTTTTCTTCAGGTGTTTTATTTTTATATTTTTTGATTATTTCAGTGTACTTTTTCGGGAATTTCATTTTAGGTATGTTAATCATCATCTGCCTCCTCGAATGGTTTCATTGTCTCAATATTAATATCCACCATACCCTCGTTTGGTTCGACTTTTTCAACGTGAAAGATACCAATATTTGATTTGATATCGTTTAAGTTGGTCGCTCCATCAACTGGTTTGTTCCGTGCCTCATATTTCTCTTTCGCTTCTTCTTTACTCTCTGCCTCAACAACTGTAAACCTTTGATTACTCTTAGCTTTAGTTATGTGTGTATGTTTACGTCCTGTTGAATCTTTGAATGTTGTGACTAAGTATTGTGTCACTTCCCCAAAACCTCCTTGACTCGATCTAAGATGTCTTTACACGTAACCTTTTTCTGTGTCTGCTGTTCCATCTTGTCTTGCATGATTTCGCTCCATTTTCTTTTTATAAGCTGAGATGAGTTTGTCGATAGTGTAGTATTGGATTGCAATAGCGAATGGTAAGAATAAATTAATACTAAACCAACCGTTGTATAATTCGTCTATATCTGACATAAATTCATCAACTATATCACTGTCATTAAAATCAATTTCAACACTATCTATACAATCGGTAAAAATGCCATCTTCTACATAATCCAAAATTTCTTCCATATCGTCTGATTGTTGATTCGCAATACTCAATCCAAACGCCAACATGTCTGCTAACTCATCTAACTGCACATCTAATGGCTTACCTGGTTTCTTTTTCCAGTTTTTAAACGTTTCCAATGTATTAAACCATTCAAAGAATTCAACAACATACGCAACCTTACTATCTTGTAAATTAAGTGTTGGAATTCTATCGTCAAACTCCTTTTGTATTTGTAATAACTCTTGTAACTGATCAATTGTTAATGTGTTAGTCATTTTCCTGCTCCTCCTCATATTTATAGATAACTTGACCTGCCATAATTCCTACTGCTTCATCAAGTTCAATACCTTCTTTAACTGAATGTTGAATAGCATTTGTCATTCCATCAAGTATTTCATCAAATGCTCGCGCTTTCTTATACACGTCCTCAATCTCTTTTAGCAATCCCTCTGTGTCATTGCCGTTATACGCACTAGCACTTATAACGGATTGTTCAATTTGTTCACGATTATTCATCATTTCCATCTCCTCTAAAATAAAGTTAGTTGCTTCTGTTCCTCGTATTCCAAACCATGTTGCTTTATATATATTTCGAGCTCTTCAGCAGTATCAAATGTCTTTTTAACGCTTTGCCAACCTGGCACGATATGCCCGTGAAAGTAATAAGTGCCATTCACTACATGGATATGTGCCACTCGTTCGTTATCCTGATACAGATATCTCTTAGATCCGAAAAATTGGTTTAAGTATTCTTTGCGCGCGTTATATGTCATAGTCATTGCTCCCACAAGTCAAAAGCTCTTTGGACATAAAACTTCGCCTTTGCTAAATCCTCGTGTCCGTTTTTCAACGGTGCTCTAGATAGATATTTGATTGCATTACCTATTGCAAATGCTAATTGTGGTGGATACTGCGCCGTAACCTGTTCGATAAAATCTATAATTTCAATGTCGCCGTATGTGTAGTGCGCTGGTTGCTTAACATTGTCTTGTATTTCATTCATATCTACTTTTCTGTTACTGATTACACTCATTATGCTTCACTCCATTTCTTGAACATTTGGTTATAAGTATTATCAAACCAGTACGGATCACGTGAATGTTTCTGAGGTACATTAAACAAGTGTGGCTTCTTTCTTCTTAGCTCAGCCTCTCTCTTTCGCTTTCTTTCCAATTTGCGTTCGAGTCTAGCTTGTTCCAGTCTTTCTATTGTTTTCTTTTCTCTGTACTCGCTTAAACGCGTACCTTCTGGTGCGTCCATTGCTTCATGTAGTTCCCAACCGTCTTTTACTCTCTTAGAAACCATTCCAGCGGTTATACCGTGACTTTCTATTAATTCCATTTCAAATTTACTGAACCTATAAGGTTTATCATTTATTGTTACAATCCTTGCTTTTCTCGCCATTTTATCCACCTCTTATATTTCTTCTATTCGTATGATTATTTTGGGCTCAATTCCATAACGCTTTGAGCTAGTTATTTCTGTAATTTGGTTATCGTCTTTCCATACATGGCCATTACAAGCATCTAATACCGTTTTAATTAAGTTGTCGATATCCGGCTTAGTCACTTTATACTGCCCAACCATTTCGCTTTTCTTTTTCTTCGACCATGATTTAAGCAATGGAAAGTAAAAGTCTAATTCGATTTTTAGTGCGCGCTCTAGATTTAACTTAGGCATTTGCCCTTGTATATACGCTTTATGCTTTGTGTAAGACGTTGGCATGTAAGTTTGAACAAATCTACCTGTATTACGAAAGCGTGGACGAGGCGACCCCATCGGCGCATTAAACACTTCATTAAATTTAATTTCTATCTCCATGTAATCCCTCATATATATTCAAATAAGCTTGTTTGGTGTCCTAACTCCATTTGTTCATTATCAATAAGTGTATTTAATTCATAATCGTCTAAATACCAACGACGACCATTAAATTTTGTTTCTTTTATTCCAACAACTAAATGCCGACCATCTTTAAAATGTGGTGTAACTGAAAACATTTTGTTGCCGTCATGATCAAATAGATAGTATTTATCAAATGCATCCATTTTCAATCACTCCCATTTGCTATTTAGACGCTTAATAAAAGCCTCTCTGTCTTTCTCGAGGTTTTCATCTACTTCCGGCGTTTTCGTTTCTCTCGTGCCGTCTGTGAGCCATTTAGGCGTTTTTTCTTTTGATTGTTTAACGTAAGGTTTATAATTTTGTTTTTTGCTTTCAAGTTGTTGCTTTTCAAATGCACGTACTTGTTCAATAGATTTCAAGTTTGCATTAAGCCATGTATTCAAAATGCTTTTAGCATATCCCCAAGTAACTTTGTTTCTGTCTTTAGCGATTTTAAGTGATGCGGTAACTATTTCATCTGAATCATTTTCAAATGAATCAAGATAATAATTTAAATCGTCTAAATTGTAAGAAGTTATGAAACCGAATCCGTTATCTTGGAAGAAGTCGAAGGCGGTTGTCTTCTTCTTCTCATTATTCACATTCTTTTCATTATTATCTTTATTATCATTATTGTTTGTGTTGGTTTGATGTTGTTTTGATGTTGGGTTGATGTTTGACTGATGTTGTTTTGATGTTGGTTTGATGTCGTTTTGATGTTGGTTCCTGCCCTGCTCACTTTGATAAAAGTCATAATTGACAATGGTTATAAGGGTATATTTTGATGTTGTTTTGACTTCTAACATTCCATCACTCTCGAGTAAGTCAAGGAAGGTTTTCACTTTAAATCGTGACCAGTTAAAAAGGTCAGACAAGGTCAAAATCGATGTTAATCTTTGTCCTCTTTCTACGGTTACAATTTGGTTTCCAATAGGCACTTTTGCCTTTGAATGATTCGCTTCCATGAGTAAATATATCCATGCTTCAAACTTTGAAAATGTTCTCTTTTCTTTAAATAGCCAATGATTTTGAATTGAGCGATCAATACTTATCCAACCAGTCATATACACACCTCACTTTCAAACCGGTTAAATTAGAATGGTAAATCATTGTCATCTATTTCAATCGGACCATTTGCATTCGCAAACGGATTATCTTTTACTGGTTTGTTATTTGAATATTGCGATTGTCCACGTGTTTGTTGTACTTGTTGTTGATATAAATCTTGTTGAGTGTCATTTGAGTTTTTCGGTTCTAAAAATTGAATACTATCAGCAATAACTTCCGTAACGTATACACGTTGACCTTCCTTATTTTCATAGTTCCGCGTTTGTAACCTACCATCTACGCCCGCCAACGATCCTTTAGATAGGTATTTATTAACGTTCTCTGCTTGTTTTTTAAATACGATGATATTAATAAAGTCTGCCTCGCGCTCTCCTTGTGCATTCGTAAATGTGCGGTTAACTGCTAATGTGAATGATGCTACATTTACACCACTTTGAGTGGTTCTTAATTCTGGGTCTCTAGTTAAACGACCAACTAATATTGTTCTGTTTAGCATTTATAAACCTCCAACATAAACGGGCGCGCCCGTCACTTTTTGTATTTCACTTTTAATGTATTTTGCATTTGAATTTTGACTACTTAAATGAATTAAATGTATTTCTTCGAGTCTAGTTAAATCATTTGCTTTCAACATTCCGATAGCATGTTCTAAGCTAAAATGAGACTCCATAATTCTGTTTGCTAATGCGCTGTGTACACTGCCGTTTTTTATGTTTTCTTGCATTTGTTCATAGATATAATTAACTTCTAACATCATGTGCGTAATGCCGTTAAATTTGTATTTCAGATACTTCGTATCAGTAACATACAGGACCTTATAACCTAATGTGCTTTGTAATAAGAAAGCCACAGGCTCGTTAGCATCATGTTCAATGTCAAATGGTAAAATTGACCACGTACCAATTCGTAGCTCTTGCTTTGCCTTAATCGTGCATAAGCGATGACTTTCAAAATCCATAGCTCGTTGTGTTCCAGCAGTCATATAGCTGATTACACCATTGTCGACAAACTGCTTTGTGTACTTTGCATGATCACCATGTTCGTGTGTGATAAGACACCCTGCTATATGTCTTGTTTTATATTTGAAATGCTTTTGAACACGTTCAAATTTTATTCCTGCCTCAAGCAGTAACGTAGTACGTCCATCATTTAAGACGTAGCAGTTACCACTTGAACCAGTTGCTATTGTTTCAATTAAAATGGCTCTTCTTCGCTTTCTTTTTCTGTTGCAGGTTCTTTTATTTCTTCAAAGTCAGATACATCAATAGGTTTTTCATTTTCTAATTCTGTGTATTGTGCTTCTTCAAAAACTGGTGGTTCAAAATCCAATTGTTCTTGATTTGCATTTTCTTCAACTTCTGCATCCAATACTTCTTTGCGTTGACGTTGTTCAGATTCTTTAATTTGATTTGATAAAAGACTAGCGTCATCCGTGCTGTTTAAAATCTTTTTACATGCACGGTTTATTACAGTCTTTTTAGCCATTTCTTGAGGGAATCTTCTGTGTGTACCGTCTTCTTTAAATACACCGTTATAAACCATTTGTGATTGCTTCCACGCTTCTTCAATCTCTTCAAATGTCATGATTTCAGTGTAATTTCTACTTTCATCTTTAAATACAACTGTTGCATATGCACCGATAATGTTTTGTGTGTTTCTGTTACCAAAAGACTGTGTATGTTCAAGTTCAACAATTTTTCCGTTTTTAGTTTTATACTTAACTTCGTCACCTTCAAATATGACTTCTGCATTAATTTCTTCTGCGCCTGCTACACGTTTAGTTACTGCCATTGTTCCGTGGTAACTTCTTTGGAATTGAACCTTATCGCCATACATAATGAAATAGCCTTGATTCTTAGCAGGATTTAAACCTTGTACAACCATGTCCATTAAGGCGTTTGCTATGCTGGTTGAAGTTGCAAATTCCAGCGCTGGTTTATAACCATCTTTTTTAGATCCTTTTAATTCTTGCAGTTGTAACATTGCTGACTTCATTGCATTCTCAGGCGAATAGTTTGCAGGAAACTGTAAATCTCCTTGTGCTTCTAATGTCTTAACTCTAGATAGAACGTTGTCGCCCATTTTATTGTTTTTTAATAGTAATTCATTCGTCATTTTATATAGTCTCCATTCTTAATTTTTTATCTTGTTCATTTACTATCAATTGAATTTGTTGTGATTCTGTTTTGATAAGCTCTGTTACTGATTCAGCATTATCAATAAATATTGGCGCTGTAACTTTAAAATGTTTTGATAGTGTGTTGATGATATCTAAGCCAACATTAATTCTTGAGGCGTTATTTAAACCGCTGTCATACTCGACACCATTAACCGTTGTTGAACATGTTTCTTCTAATTCGCCGTTAACTAAGGTATTGAATAGCTTAAATTCAGCAATATCAAATTCGTTATTGATGTTTTCAGTAAGCATTTTGACTTTTGTTGTTGTAAATTCTTTTAAGATATAAAGGTCATGTGAATACTTTTCTTTTTCATCCAATAATCTGTCTTCTTCATTTCTTAATTCAGAAATAACATCATCTAGATGTTTATTTGATTTTTCGATTGATATTGACACTTCAATTTCTGATTTTTCTTGAGTAAGTTCGCTTATTTTGTCATCTATTCCTGAAACTTTATCTTGAATAGTTTTCCTGATGTTAGAGCGTTTTTGATTAATCTCATTTATCTCTAACATTACTGCTTTGTATTCGTCAGTTTGCGTAACGTCAACGTGAGTTATTTTCAACTTATTAATTTTGTTTTGTATTCTTGCTGAACGCTCTTCTGCTTCGTTGATTTTAATTTGTAAATTATTGTTGTCATCCTCTAATTTCTCGATAATTGGCTTTATTTTCTTGCCCTCTGAAATAATGTGATTGATAGATGTTTGTATTGTTTCTAATTCTTTCGATTTGTTTGCATTGAATTTCTGCAATGCTTTTTCTCTTACCTCACTCACTTGTTCAGCTGGTAACTGTTGACCACAACAACTACATACATTGTCATCAAGATATTCAAATTTTTGATTTTTAGCTTTTTCTAAATCACTTTTTAATCCTTTATGATTTTCTAATAATTGATTACGTCGATTTTCTTCATGTGTAATTTGTTGTTTGTTTTGCTTTAATCTTGTTTTAAGATTCGCAACCGTTCCATTTTCAACGTGTAGCTCATTTGTTAAAGCATGTATTTTGTTCTCATTACTGGCGCTATTATTAGCTTCTATGCGCTTCAATTCTGATTGTTTATCAGCTAATTGGTTACGCAAATTAATTTCTTCTGCACCGTTTTGAATATCTATACGCTCATTTTCAAGTTGCTCAATTTCTTGTTTTATGATTGTGTGTCTATCATTATCGAATTCCGGTACATCCTGCTTATTTTGTTGCGTTTGGTTAATACGTATCGGAATATCTTTGATATCTTTGTTAATCTGTTTTATCTTGTCTGTAAGAATCTTTTTCTTTGTTTCAATTTCGTGATCTCCAAGAATATTATTTAGTTCTTTAAAATCATCATTTGTTTTAATGACATCCTCATCATTGATTGGTTTAGCGATTTCAAACAACAAACTTCTTCGTTTCTTCCAATCTAGTAAGTTAAATGCTTGAGGGTTCGTAATTAACTTGAATACATCTTCATCAATCAGTTCATCAATACGAGCTTTATAATCCTTTACTTTTATTGATTCATCATTGATATATTGTTTCTTCGTTCGACTTCGTGAGTATTCCTTGCGATTCGTTTTTTGATTTATTGTGTATTTAGGATGTGACTCTTTTTTAAAAGTCGTAATTTTTCCGTCGATTTCAAATTCTGCGAAAACAGTCGGAATTAACTCATAATTTTCTTCGTTTTT